GTCTTTTGTCATTTCTGACCCTTTCTCTAGGATTCAATTGTATCATAAATTCGTTTTTTTGCCAAGTCGACCTGAAGTGGCGATACGTCATTATATATCGCTTTTCTATTATTTTCTACTGTACAAATGGCAACCGTACCTGTTCCAGCCATAAGGTCTGCTACGGTATCTCCTTCTTCAGAAAATACACTTATAAGTTTTTCTATCATTTTTTTCGGCAGGGCATCAAAAAACGAAACTTCGTTTATATAATAAACAGACCAATCCTCTTCTATAACAAAACTACTAAGTTTATTTACTGGGTGGAATGTGTCTTCATTTTTGGTGATATACAGGATATGGTTTATCTCATTGCCAGATATAACGCCATTGACTATTTTGCTTTTTTCAAAATTCCAGACTATATCACGCTTTATGATTAATGATGTATCCTGGACTATGTCTTTTATAATTTTAAAAAATACACGAGTATTCGGCAAAATCAAAAGTATGGCTCCGCTATCTTTAAGCGCTATCTGCATTGTTTTTAAACATTCAACCAATGCTTTAGAAAAATCTTCTGGCGTATTGGCATTTTGGATTTGAAGTTTTGAATCACCACCGTGTGCATCTGGTATTCTATTTAGAAATGGTGGGTGGGTTAAAAACAGATCAACAGACCCTGGATCCAAAAAACTTTCTCTAGCGTCTTTGCAATAAAACTCTATATCCATAAAATTTCCTATTATTTGTTTATACTAATGTTTGGATTTCCAGTAAAAATATCGTTTCGGTAAGCATCATTATCGATACGCTTAGGGTCGACCCACCAGTCTTCGCTATTGGTTTGTCCGATAAGTTTATATCCTAGGCTGCTTAAAACTTCTCTTTGAGCATCCCTCATAGACGCTCTCTTATAGTTTTCGCAAATATCATGCTCAATAATTATAACTGAAAATCTGTACTCCAACATAGGTAATGCAACCAATGCCAGTAGGCAATTTCCTTTATCGTGTCCATCAATGTCTATCTGCAAGAAATCAATATTTTTTGGAAAGTTGTTTTCTTCAAAATATGTTTTGTAGTCAAAAGTAAGCGCATCAGAATTTATACATTTATTTGTACGCTCTGAAGAGTTATATCCTTCGGCAACGCCTTTATCAATTTCAAGACCAAGACCTTTCCAGCCAAACTCAGATTCCAAAAGCGAGGTATTACTTTCTTTGTACGGATCTCCTGACCCCAACTCAACATAAAAACCATCTTTTTTCTCTTTGGTCATAGAGATAACAAAAGATTCTTGGAACGAAGCGCTTTTACTGTTTTTGTAATTGATCATATATTTATTATATCAGAATAAGATGTTTAATTTAGTTCCAAGGAGTTTCTTGGTCATAAGTTATAGAATACTCTCCTGTGAATATTTCTGCATATGAAATTATATCTTTGTTATATCTTAATAGGGTTGATAAACCTACTTTGTCACATACATACTTCATACCCTGGACTAGTGGCTCAAACTTCATCTCTTGCCCTTGTAGTGCGTTATTAAGGGTATCTATGTAACGAGTCTTGCCATATCTTTTAGACACAAATGCTTGATCAACATAATCAAACCTTGCCTGTGCATCATTTCTTCTTGCAATGTCCGAATTGTCCATTATGTACTTTGTTGCAGGATGTTCCATCCGTGTAGACCAGTTTCGCATGTTATCGCTGTATTTCTCCATGTTCTTTAGAGTTGAGTCAGCGAAAGCCATGCGTATAAGGTCTTGTTCGGATAGGTCAGCCTCTATTGCGAACGAAATCAAAAAAGCGGTTGCGAAAGGAAACTTGTCGCTATATGTCGAAACGCCGAAGTGCACATTTGGATTGAACGACTCGACTGACATATTATCTTCTAAGAGTCGCATATGGTTGCCGAGAGATACATACTCTTGACGATTCATGTCGCAATCGACGAACAAGCATTCTTCTGGATTGATCCCGTCGGCGAGACACAAGATATTCTTGTCATACGAACCCACTATTTTCGAACCGTTAAAACGCTCTAATAATTTTGCGGACATAAAACCATCCATATCAGGGGATATAATTAAATTCTTAGAATGCTCTAAGGTTTCAAGTATGGCTGTTTTCATTTTTGTAAAATACTCCCCTTATAATAATCTAGTTATGACAATCCAGGACTGGGCTTCGTTAATCGTAGCAATACTTACAATTGTATCATCAATCGGCTTGTCAATCAAGTGGCTAGTAAAACATTATCTAAGCGAACTTAAGCCGAATTCTGGATCAAGTTTAAAAGACCAGGTTAATAGACTTGAGAATGCATTAGACGAGCAAAGAATTGATTCAGAAAGATCCAGAGATCGTCAAGAGAAAAAACTTGATGAAATGTATAGAATTTTGCTTGAGCATATTGCCAAATTTGATAAGAAATAATTTTCCTATATACTATATATAATATATAAAAATAGTTTTTAAAACTATAAAGATATTCTTTTCTTTTATATATTTTAAGTATACACTATTCCAATCTTGGCAAATAGTTCTAAAAGTAACAAATCGGACATTGGTTATTATAACAATTTGATAACTTTAAATATCATGTCCGTTTTGTCTATTATGGTATAATTTATTATTGGCTAATACCTTGGTTTGTCCTATACCCACCGACCATGGTATTAGTCAATTTTTATGGTATAATCAATTATTATGGCTACCCACGGACCTGGAGTTTTTGGAGCAGATCCTGCTCGTATCAAATGGCAAATTGTTAGAGGAGATACCTCTCCGCTTCGTGTGGAATTTTTAGAAGATGATGAAGTAACCTATTTTGATACATCTGATTGGACCTTTGAGGCTACTTCTTATGATCCTCAGTCAGACTTCCTTGATTCCCTGGAAGTTACGGCAGGAGAAGGATATGTAGATATAATGGCTCCATCATCTATTACTAAATTTTGGGGTACTGGCTATAAATCAATAGTTACAGAACTAACTTTTGACCTTCAAGTAATTATTGATGAAGATACTGTTTGGACTCCTCTGATTGGAACCATCTCAGTAATTGGAGATGTAACTGGTAGTCTCTAATGGCAGTAGTTAAAATATCAACTCCAAGACCTGAGTTGCCACCATTGGTTAGAATTAAAGATAAAACTTTTAAAGTAAACAAATGATATAATCATTGCATGACAACTCATGCACTTACAACTCTTAGTAGCACTTCTGCTACCCGACTAACTCCAAACGGAATGCATTCTGGAATGGATATCACAATTCAAAATGTAGATTCTTCTGCATATGTATACCTTGGAGGAGAAGGAGTGACATCATCTAATTACGGATACCGTCTTGCTCCTGGCTCTGCATGGTCTGTAGAACTACCTGGACTAGATTCAATATACGCAATCACAGATACCAACAACTCTAAAGTTGCGCTATTTAAAATGGGACTCGAATAATCATGGCACGTTTTAGTACAACAGGCGGTAGCGGAGACGGCACTCCAGGAGCACCAGGCCCAGCAGGATCTAATGGTGCAGACGGAGCAGATGCTCTTTGGAATTATACTGGAGAATACAATGGTGGTGCATCATATGCCGTTGGAGATCTTGTAACATATGACGGACAACTTTGGTACCGTGCAAATGCAAACGGTGGTAATGTTGGAGACACACCTTCAGAAGGATTTATTTGGGATCTACTTGCAGCAAAAGGAACAGATGGAACAAATGGTTCTGGTGGACTTGTATACTTAGGAAACTATATTTCAGGTAATGGATATGTTACAGATCTTGCAGTTGTAAGAGGAAGCGACAATAACTTATACATTGCAAAAGCAAATGGTGGTTTAGCAGATCCAGTTGGAAACACTGCAGAGTGGGATATCTTCTCTACTAACACTGGTGGCGGAACTGAAAATATTGCAGACTTTATTTTTACAGACAATGGCGGGGATAGCACAATAACTCTTCCTGGTGATAAGGGTATGAGAATTGAAGCAGGATCAGATAGTGATCTATACCTAACTGCTGGAGATGACCTTTACATTCAAACTCTTGGAGCAGGAGATGATATTCATATTCAAGCAGCAGACGATATTCGTTTTGAAACAAACAGAGAAGATGCTCCAATTGGTGGAGTGCTGCCACAATGGACAATGAATTCAGAAGGCGAGTTCCACTTACCTGGAAATGGTATTATCTGGAATCCAGCAAACTCATCTGGTGATGGATATGGTAACGATACAATCCACCTTGTCCCAAACGATGTAGATAATGAAACAGAACAAAGAATTATTATTGATCCAACTGCACCAAACCATATTCATATTCGTGCTGGCGGAGTACAAGATTACTCAACTGTAGAACTTATTCTTGGTGGAGAAAGAGCAGGCGTACATGTAAGTGATCCATCTGGTACTGTAGTCATTCAGTCAAAACAAGAAGATTATACTTGGTCATATACAAATATTAATGATGTTGAAAATACTACGTACCGTGTAGAAACATCAATGGCAGAACCAGACTATAATGATTTTACCATTCTCAATGGCGTTAAGTATGTTATTAATAATGTAGTACGAGATGAGCCACAGGGCATAACAGAGTACACTGCTATAGCAAGCGATAGTACACAACTTGTATTTTATCCTGGATGGAGTTATACTTTTACAAGAGACCGTGGAGAGCATCATTGGATCTTTAATACAGCAGGCTACCTATATGGACCTACAGAAACAGGTTATCTACGTGTCACAGGCATTGTAAATGATGACGGCAATTTAGAAGTTCAGGCAGATCAAAATCTTATTCTTAGTGGTGGAGAAAGTAATGGAGAGTATTTACATGACTCATCCGATCCAGCAAACCAGATTGCAACCATTGGAGATGTTATGTCTGCAACTTCAATAGAACAGTCATTTACAGTTAATGGTGGAACTCTTGGAACACAGCCAACATTTGACGGTGCACCATTATTTAGCGGTACATATGTAATAAATGGTCCAATGGTACATTTCCAAATACAAGTAGATATGGATAACATTACTAACTTTGGTACTGGACAATATGTGATTGATCTTCCGTTCCCTGCAAAATATGGATACCAGTTTAAGGAAGGTTGCTTACATGATATTTCATCTGGAAAGCAATATGCAATTGGTGGACATGTATATGCAGGTCAATCGCAAATGGGTTTAACATTTACAAATTCAAATGGACAAGATGAAGACTTTGATTACAACAGTCCAGTAACATTGTCAACAGCAGACAACTTCCATATTTCTGGCACATACATAAGTAACTAAATATCGTGAGATAATGCAGTTATGGCTGTTTCTAAATCTATGGATTTCCCAAGTGCAAAAAAATCTTCTTATGCTGCACAAGTAGAACAAAGTCAAGCATCTCCTACTGTAGATAATGCTCTTTCGTTTCTTCCAGTCCCTGGCCCAGTTGGACCACAAGGTCCTGCAGGTAGAGATGGTAGAGATGGAAAAGAAGGACCTGAAGGAAAGCCAGGTCCAAAGGGTGATAAAGGTCCAGCAGGTAAAGACGGACTAAGTTCTTTATCTTCTTCAGGACAGCAAGCAGGATGGGCTTCTTATACAAACACAATTACCAAACCAATTAAACTTGGAATCTCTCAAGGAGATGATGGCTGGGTAACACTTGTATTGGATACAAAAGATAAAACCCAAAATGAAACATACCTTCCTAAAGGATGCACCAGCCTTTGGAATAGCCACCAGAGAGCCCTAAACTTCCACGGTATAAAAGAAGGCTCCCAAATATTCGTAACATACAACTTTGAACTAACTACCTATACAGCCAATACTGAGGTTTGGCTAAGAACATACTTTGCAAGCAAGGATCAGGAGTTTGTACAGTTGGTAGGGTCTTTAAAGTATCAGAATGTGTATAACCTTTCAGTCACCCAAAACATATTTATTGAAGACAAGGCTATGTGGGGCAATGGTGCAGTTCCTCAAATCAGAACAGACTTTGATGCATCTGTAATTCTCAATTCTGTCTACGTCAGCGTGGTATAATAAAAACATGGCATTTCCAGCAATTTACGACTTTAACTATTATAAGGGTGATACCTTTGAGTTTCGTATCTACCCGAAAAAGAATGATGGAACGGTTTTTGATTTAAGCGCATTCTATGTGCCTACAAATTTTGCAAACAACCCAGATGATGTAACCGACACAACAGCACCATACGATAGTGCTCAATTTACAATTGCCACAGTTCGTGGTGCAACTCAGACAATAAATGGTGTAACAACACCAGTAGTTCCTATTAAGTGTTTTGCTAGAGTTTCAGATGATAATACATTTGTCCAGTGCGCTATTAGACCAGCAGAGGGAAATCAGTTAGTTGCTGGAACTGAGTATGTTTATGACGTTGAAGTAAGAAAGCCAGCAGGATTACCAGGCAGTGGGCAGTATGAAATTATTCAAACCCTATTGACAGGAAAAATAACAATTACAGATCAGGTTACAGGCGCTACGTCTGCAACACAGCCAGGAGCATAATGGCAGATATATTGTTATCTAATGATGACTTAACAGTTTTTGGTGGTCCAGAAAATATAAGTCTTGATTTGGACATAGGGCCACAAGGTGATCGTGGAAGCATTATTGTTGGCGTTCTTGGAGATCCAAGAGACTCTAATGTTGCATCAACAATTGTTCAGGATGTTCAAGCCTTAGATCTTGCAATAGATTATCAGCCAGCATCTCCTTATTTTAAGACAGTGTTTCAACTAGTTTCTACTGGATTAGGTCTTCAGTGGACACCACTTATAAACTTAAAGGCAAACTCTTACTCATCCATAAAGCAGATTACTGCTTCAGGTGGAAAACTTGTTATACCACCAATCAATGTAACAGAAATATATGATTTATCAGAAAACGAAGTTACATCTGCAAACTTTAAGGTTAACTACTCAATTGCTGGACCAGATACCGCTGGGCCACTAGCAACAACTCTTGTTATAAAGGATTTAGTGACTACTCAAGGCTTTTTAGCACTACCACTTGAAATAAAGGGTGTAGAATATGTTGACGGAGAGTGGGCCCCTATGGAGGGTCCCAAAACCGTCCACCTGTTTATTACGGTGGTATAATGAAAAAGGGTGATTTGTAGTGGCAGAAGAGAATATTGATAATACCGTTAGTGGTAACGGGCTCTTCAACACCAAAATCCCAGGTTTATCAGATGCAGCAGATATTCAGGCAGCACTAAGACTTTATCATTACGGATCTTATACATATGATGGTGCAAATACAAACCCTACTCTTCTTCCAAACCCATCAATTGCAAAACACCTTCAAAACCTTGTAGATGCAGATGCAGCAGAGGTAATAAATAGAAATGCAGCAATAGCAGCACATTCTGCAGATACTACAGGTGTTCACGGTATAGACGACACATCTTTATTGGCAACAGAAGAATATGTTGATAGCGCAATAGGCGATGCAATTAGTGGTGCTACAGGAGGATATCCAAGTCTTGCTGGAACAGGTCTTGACTGGAACCTTGTTGACTTAAGGTTTGATGTTGAGCCAAGAATTTCAAACTCTTCTCTAGTTACAACAAAAACAGATAGTTTTTCTTTAAGTCTTGACGATATTTCAAAAACGATATTGCTTGCATCTCAAATACAAGGTTCTCCAATTCCTGGAGACCCAAATCCACCAATCACAATGACTGTGACTGTTCCAAACAATACATCTGTTGCTATTCCAGTTGGATATAGTTATAACTTGATTCAGTTTAATTATGGAAGAACAATTTTCAGTCCAGCAAACGGTGTTACTATTAATAGCAAAAATAATCAAATGTGGATTGATGCTCAATATGGCAAAGCAACACTTTTAAAAATTGACACAAACTCTTGGATTGTATATGGAGACATTTATGAAGGAGTTGCAGTAACTCCAGCAGTAACTCCAGCAGTAACTCCAGCAGTAACACCTGCAGTTACACCTGCAGTTACTCCAGCAGTTACTCCAGCAGTAACACCTGCAGTAACACCTGCAGTAACACCTGCAGTAACACCTGCAGTAACACCTGCAGTAACACCTGCAGTAACACCTGCAGTAACACCTGCAGTAACACCTGCAGTAACACCTGCTACAATTTATTATGCAAAATTCTGTTCAAATGGTAGCGTAATAGGAAATAACACTGGAGCATCTTGTGCAGAAATAGAGGCTTTGGCACTTCAGGCTTATCCAAACTTAACTAACTTTGTATGTCAAGCAAACTCTGCTCCAGCAGATCCAAACTGCCCTATAGCCGTTACACCAGCCGTTACACCTGCAGTTACACCAGCCGTTACACCAGCACCAGTAACAACAGGAACTGCATACATGACATATTGTTATCAAGGAGTAGCAACTTCAGACGAATTTGTTGTTGATGCAAACAATAGCGTAGCAACAGACATAAATAATGCTTGTGCTGCATATGCTGCTGTTGTTGCTGGATTCCCTGGAGGAGGCGGAACAAACTTCTCTTGCTCAACTATTTCAATGCCTGCATTGCCAACAAATTGCCCAGTAGCAGTAACACCAGCAGTTACTCCTGCTGTAACACCAGCAACTACAACAACTTATTATGCATGCTGTACTAATGGTATTGGAGTTCAAGGTTCATATTCAGATTCAAATGCCGCAGTAACAGGGCTACAAGCCGCTTGTGCTTCAAACGAAGCAGGAAACAATTTGTCTGGTGATGTATTTACAACACCACAAAGTTGTACTTTGCCAGTTACACCTGCAGTTACACCAGCAGTTACACCAGCCGTTACACCAGCCGTTACACCAGCCGTTACACCAGCCGTTACACCAGCCGTTACACCAGCCGTAGGACAATGGTGGTGTAAGACTTTGGTTCAAGGTGGGGGATGTTCAACATCTGGTCCGTTTGCATCAGATCAATCCTTTACTGGTGGACCTAGTTCAACAGAATGTACATTCGCAGTAAGTAGTCCTTATTCATGTCCATCAGTTACTCCTGCAGTTACTCCTGCAGTTACTCCTGCTGTAACACCAGCAGTTACTCCCGCAGTAACTCCAGCAGTAACACCAGCAGTAACACCAGCAACAACTTGGTACTGCTCAACAAGATATGCGGATGGAAGTACAGACCGTGGAACAGTAAATTATGATGCTTCTGGATCTTTGTGTAATGATTATGCAACAGTTTGTGCAACTGGATCCTACCCAGCATATCCTACAGTTCCAGCATGTCCAGTAACACCTGCTGTAACACCTGCTGTTACACCTGCTGTTACACCTGCTGTTACACCTGCTGTTACACCTGCAGTAACTCCAGCCGTGACTCCTGCTGTTACTCCTGCAGTAACTCCAGCCGTGACTCCTGCAGTAACTCCAGCCGTGACTCCAGCAGTAACTCCAGCAGTTACTCCTGCTGTAACACCTGCAGTAACACCTGCAGTAACTCCAGCCGTAACTCCTGCAACAGGCTGCCCAACACCAGGGTGTGAGGATTATGCTGGTGGGGCCTGTGCAGACTGTCAGAACTGTGTAAACTATGGAGGCACTTACTGGCAGGGTGCTTGCTTTAATTAAAATATTGATATGATATACTTTAAATAAAAGAAAAGGAGAAAAAATGACAATTAAAAAATTTGCTGGTATTGTAGGAAATGATATATTTACTGTAGTGTCAATAAACACAGAGTTTCAAGGATCAGATGGCCATAGCGGAGAAAGACTTGTTGCTGGCCTTTCATCTAATCCAATTTTTGTAGAAGTGCCATCCAACCTTGATGTAAATATCAACTGGAGTTGGAACGGAACCGAATTCGTAGAGAACTAGTCTAGAATGGAACAAAAATCCCTTTGGGAAAGATATAAAGAAAGTCTTGGAGAAACAAGACCATGGGATCTTGTAAATCCAAATATTGAATGGGCAGACGAAGCATTATCTACTGAAAGATATTCAATATGTCAGTCATGTCCAGAACTTATGAATTTAACAAAACAATGCAAGAAGTGTGGATGTTTTATGGCAGCAAAAACAAAATTACAAAAAGCAACATGTCCTTTAGGTAAGTGGTAATGGAAAAACGACTTTTAGCGCCAGGCATTTTTGTTTATTCGGACGTTATACCAAATCATGATTTATTAGTTAATGATATTGAAGAAAGTCTTTCTGGACCGATTTTGTCTTGGATTGAATCATCAATAAAAGGTGAAAACGGCATAGAGGTAGACAAAAAGTATAGGGACACTTTGACTTTTCCAGTGCCATATAGAGATCATATTTTAACTGATTTTCAATCAGTACAAGATGCCGTTTCTGGGAGCCTTTCTAATATATTTTTATCTAATTTTAAGCCAATAGAAGAGGATTATAAAGCAGAGCATCAAGCAACAACAGAGTTTCATGAAGATTACAGTGTTTTAAAATATAGCGTAGGACAGCAATTCGTAAACCATATAGATGATCATCGTGATTTTCCTAGAAAAATATCATATGTTTATTATTTTAACGAAAACTACGAAGGTGGAGAAATATGTTTTCCAAGGTTTAACTTAATGTATAAACCAAAGGCAAATGAGATGATATTTTTCCCTTCAAACTACGTTTATAATCATTCAGTTTCTCCAGTAACAGAGGGAACACGGTATGCAGTAGTTAGTTGGTTAACATGATCCTGTCATGTGATGGTATTACACAAGAAAATTTTTTTGACTATGTTTTTGATAGTGTGTCTATCAGTAACTTTTCTATAAAAAATAATGATGGTCCAGTAATCCAAATACCTGGAGAAACTTATTTATTTCAAACACACTCTGCATTTGGTCACTCAATGATGGACATATATGGACAATTTAAAATTTTACAATTAAAATATAAAAACATAAAGCCATTTTTTTATGAAGCCCAAAGTGGACACTTCAATCAAAATAAAGTAACAATAGATCAAATGTATTTTCTTGGGTATGAAAATTCAGAAGTGTTTGATATTTCAATTGGAAACTATTCTTTTGAAAAGGTAATAATGTTTTTTGACATGAATCTTACATTCCCACAGGAGTTTTATTCAAGTAATGGGGCAACAAGATCACTGCAGTATTTTCCATTTTGCACTTGTTTTGCAGGAGGAGGAAATGGAGAACTTCCCTGTGGAGAAAGCGAACATTTCAAGTATAACTATTTGGCAATAGATATTTTAAAAGAAAATTTTAAAGAATTTTATAATGACAAAAAAGAAGGAAACATTTTTGTTTCAAGAGAAAGATTTAACAACTTTCGTAAAAGCCAGATTGAATTTTATTCAAACAAAGAAGTTCTATCCGAGAAAGACAAAGGAGACTTCTTTTTTGCTAAATGGAGATACTGTGAAAAAGAGGACATCATACAAAATAAATTTAAAGATAATGGATGGAAAATTATATATCCAGAAGATTACAGTTTAATAGAACAGATAAAAATTTTTAGTTCTGCAAAAAATATTGCAGGAACTTCTGGAACTTGGATATTTCATTCTTTTTGGGGAAACAAAGAAACAAATATGTTTGAAATTTCAGCAATACCAAACCACAGATATCACTATAAAGAGTTTGCCGACTATTCTGGAGTAAATCACTCTTATATAAATGTTGTTGATTTGTCTGAAGAAGAAACGCTAAACTTAATTCAGCAAAATATTGATAAAATAAATGAAAAAGAAAGTTAAAATATAAAATGTCAAATTTGCCATTAATAGATATGAACATAGTTCAACAAGCAATAGATGAGAACAGAATACATGTTTTTAAAGATGTCTTTACAACTCTGCCGTCATTAGATACAATAATGTCAGTAGTTTCTAATTATGTTGACGAAGACTTAGCATCCTTTCCAGATAGGTCATATCTTTTGAGTGATTTTGTTGAAGGTGAGTCTTCTGACATGAGATTAAAGTGTAGATTTTGGTCAAGAATGGCATTTCAACTTTATGACCCACAAGATCTTTATATGTCAATAATCCCAGAACTTGGTCAAGTGACTCAGTGGGGGCTTTCTCAGTACTCAGAAGAAATATATACTGGAAATTTTTGTTTAGTATCTTTGATGAAAAACAGAGGAGTAGTTGGAAGCAAGCACAGAGACTACGTTGATCAATTCCAGTGGGTTGTTAAGGGTGAGATGATTTGGCGCACAGGAGAAGATTTAGAAAACGAGCATCATGTTGTAGAGGGTGACTTTATTTTTGTGCCAAAAAATCTTGCACATGAGGTTGAGACCTTAAAGGCACCACGAGTAGCAATTAATTTAATTTTGAGAAACTAAAAAGCACCTACAGAATTAACAATAGGTGCTTTTAGTCTTTAATTTTTTTACTTAGGAAATTTAGCCATCCAGGATTTAGTTCTTGGAGTCATACCTTTCCAGGCAGTCCAGTTTTCTCCACCATTACTCATATGGTGTGCAATCTGTGCATTTAGTACTGGATTAAAAAGTTCAGCATTTGAAGATAACTCAAACTTGTCTCTACGGTCAGGACCAAGGGAGTCGATCATGTTAATCTGGAATATTCCATATGATGAGTCTCCAGTGCTTTCGTTTCCATTAAAGGCAAATGGGCGACCATTTGACTCTTTCTTTGCTACCGCCCAAGCCTCAACAAGGTTTTGGCCTTTAAACCCAACTAGGGATAGCATCTTCTTTAGTTCTAAGTCTGTAAGAGATGTCTTGTTTGCAAAACTCTCCAACATTTTTTCCTTAGAAACCAAAAAAACCTCTTTCGAGGTTGTGTCCGATGTCTGAGCCTGTTCCAGGCTAAGATTGTTTTTAGTATCAAGATCTGGGGTAGCGTTTGCAGCATTAGAAAAAACACTGACAAGTGCTACGATACTGAGTGTGCTAATGATCTCTTTGTTTCTTTCGATAAATTTAATCATAGTTTCCTCCTTAGAAAACAATAACACCTTGGTAGGTGTTACTACCAAGTATAACACAAATTTTGACCAAAAGTCAACTTTATAGGGTGGTATAATAAAGATTATGCCACAATATGCATCTAACTATCCTAATTCCCTATCATATCCGATTGCATCAGATCCAGTTAATGTGCACGGAGATTTTAAGGTTTTAGTTGATGCTTTAAACAATATACTTCCGCCATTGGGAATGACTAGCGTTTCCTCTCCTGTAAGAAATAATACTAGTTCAGCATTGTCTGCTGGAACTCCAGTCTATATTTCAGGAAATGTTTCTCATAGCGGACAGATGAAGACAACTGTGGAAAGATATAACCCATCATCAAGCAATCATAACCCAGACTCACCAATACTTGGTTTGATACAAACAGGAATTTCTGCAATGAGTGATGGTGTTGCAGTTGTGTCTGGAATTTTACAAATGAATACAACTGGTCTTGGTACTCCTGGAACAAAGGTGTACATTAATTCAAGTGGTGAACTTGTTGGTGGAAGACCTCTAACTGGTCCAGCAAGATATGTTGCTGTAGTTGCTGTTCAAGGAACGCAGGGTTTAATAGTTGTTCAGACAAAAGGCAACGGGACATGGGGAGCCCTCAAAGACGGATTGTCGTGATATAATAACATTATGGCAACTCTAAGAGGATCTCAAACATCATACGATATAGGAAATAAACCACCTACAGTAATTTGGACTGTGGTTCGTGGAGATACCTCTGGCTTTAAGGTTTATGTAACAGATGATGCACAAGAGCCTTTGATTTTAAAGGGCGAGGGGTCTGAGTGGGACATTGCTATGAAGATTAAAAGACCAACACTTGCAACAGATAAAGGAGTTATTACTGATAATGCTACAACAATTATGGCCCTACATCCAGTTGCAGATGAAGATGATTTAGTTGGAGAGTTTACAGTTTGGCTTACAGCAGAAGAATCTAATGTTTTGCAGACAGGAGACATCTTTGATATTCAGGTTAGCGACCCAACAAGAGTCTGGACAGTTTGCCAGGGTAGCATGAAGATTCTTGAAGATGTAACAGATTAATGGCAACAGCAGTCTTATTTGATACCCTACAAAACAAAACAGAACGAATCTTTCCAATAGATTATCCAGAAGTCCAAATAGAGGACTTTGTAAGAAAAACAGTCATAACCGAAGTTTTGCCATTTAGAGTCAAGTTCACAGCAATTCAAATTCAGGCTATTGGTTTGGGAAATACACCAGCAATTCCACTACAGGTTATTGGCTATAGCAACTATATTCTTTAATAATATTATTAAATAGGGGTTATAATTGGCACATGGCTAAAGTATCAATCCCAGCAGTTAAGAGTCTATTCCAAACTGGAGATAGACCTACTCAAGAAAATTATGTAGATTTAATCGACACCCTTGCTGCTCAGGCAACTGAGTTAGGTTCAGCGGGTAACAACGAAAACACAATCACTGGTATTGAGAACGTAACTGTTATTGATAACTTTGATGCTACAGTTTGGCGTATGGTGAAGTATATTATTTCAATATCAAAGACTTCAGCAGGTGACAACAAGTTCTACGCAACTGAAATGACAATTCTTGTTGACGGTACAAATGTATCCGTTAGCGAGTATGGAACAATCGACAATGATGGGAATATTGGCACCATTAATGTCTCTCGCACTGGAAATACCGTGGCTATTACAGTCACTCCAGATCCTGCGATCAGGCCAGTCACAGTACGATATGCTCGTATTGGACTTAAGGCATAACTAAGGAGATATAAAAATGGCAACAAATAATAAAGACTTTAAAGTAAAGTATGGTCTTATCGTTGAAGGTGCAAATGCAACCGTAAACGGAAACCAGGTACTTACAGAAGATGCATCAGATCAATACATTTTAGACTTAATTGGTGGAGAAACACTAGTCAAGTCAGTATCAAATGAATTTGATGTTTCAGCAGGTGGACAACTTTCACTTGACCGTACAGTTGTAGATGCTTACTACGATGAAGCAGGTTCAGCAAGCACAGTTGCTGGAAACCTTACAACACACGAAACAGCAACAACTGCTATCCATGGTGTAACTGGTAATGTTGTTGGAACATCTGATACACAGTCACTTTCAAATAAGACAATTTCTTATACAGACAACACAATCACAGTTCAGGTTGCAAATGTTTCAGACCTAACTGCATCTGCAGAAGAACTTAACACTCTTGATGGAATTACTGCAAGCACAGCAGAACTTAACCTTCTTGATGGCGTAACAGCAACAACAGCAGAATTAAACATTCTTGATGGTGTAACTGCTACTGCATCAGAGATTAATCTTCTTGACGGAGTAACTGCAACAACTGCAGAACTCAATCTTCTTGCTGGAGTAACTGCAACAACAACAGAACTTAACTATGTTGATGGAGTAACATCTGGTATTCAGGGTCAACTTGATGACAAGGCACCACTTGAATCCCCATCACTAACTGGAACTCCGTTGGCTCCAACAGCAACACCAGGAACAAACAATACTCAAATTGCAACAACAGCATACGCTGATGCAGCAGTAGCAGCAATTGTAGACGGTGCACCAGCACTTCTTAATACTCTTAATGAGTTAGCAGCAGCAATTAACGATGATGAAAACTTCGCTTCAACACTTACTACATTAGCAGGAGAAAAGGTAGCCAAGTCTGGAGATACAATGACTGGGCTTCTTGTCCTTTCAGCAGATCCATCAGCAGAACTTGGAGCAGCAACAAAGCAGTATGTTGATGCAGCAGAAGTAGACGCTAAGGCCTACGCAGATGGACTTGCACCTAACTACGATGCAGCAGGTGCAGCAGCACAGGCTCTTTCAGATGCAGAAGATTATGCAGATGCAAAGATTAGCGATGCAAATGGCACTGCTACAGATAAGGCTTGGTCAGCATACAAGACAAGCACAGAAATTGGCCTTGCACAGCAAGCAGCAATCGATCACGCAGACGCACTTGATACAGATGATATTGAAGAAGGATTAGGTAACCTATACTTCTCAGATGTTCGTGCCAAGACTTCAGCAGCACAACTTCTAACTGGTGCAACACTTGATAATATTACTATTACAGGTGATGAAAACGGTCTTACAATTACCGCAGAAAACGGTGTAGCAGATTCTGATACTGATGACCTAACAGAAGGTACTTCAAACCTTTACTTCACAGATGTTCGTGCAGTAGATGCTCTTGAAGCAGTTGTTCCAAACTTTACAGCAGTTGAGATTAACTCAGTTGCTAAGCAGGTAGCAGCAACAACTTCAGTAGCAACTGCAAGCCAAGTAACAGCCTATGAGTTCCTTGGAACAGAGTATCGCTCAGCAAAGTTCTTGGTAAAGACAGCACAAGGCTCACACACAGATGTTGCAGAAGTTCTCCTAACCATGGACTCTTCAAACAATATCTCAATCACAGAATATGCAATGGTTGGAACTAATGGTTCCCTAATGACAATAACAGCAGACTATGTTGAAATTGGCACCACTGTAAGACTTCGTGTAACAACAGCCAACAACACTTCAGTTGTTACAGTTGTTGGAACATTACTTGCGTAATAAAAAATAAAAATAGTTGGAAGAAGGAGTAGTAAATGACAACAGTCGACAAAGACTTCAAGGTCAAGAATGGTTTAGTCGTAGCAAACGGCGGTACATTCGGAGATGCAGTAACAGTAGGAGCACCAACTCTTAATGCCCATGCAGCAACTAAGGAGTATGTCGATAGTCGTTCAATGGCCGTAGGCTCAACTGCTCCTTCTTCACCAACTAATGGAACACAGTGGTTAGACACTGGAACAAATAGAGTTAATTTCTATTACAATGGTTCTTGGTACACCCAGGCAACTATTGATGATACAAATAACTTACCACAGCACATTCACGATACCGCAATTGATGGAACTGGTTTTATAGTATCCCAGTTCTATGAAGGTGGATCATTCAACAGCCCATTGGGTGTAGGTTTGGATGCAGGTGGACCAGACACAACAGTCTGGACAGTTGTATTCGATGGCGGTAGTGTAGTAGATAACTTCAATTAAAACAGGGGTTATAATAAGATAAGTTAATGGGCAGCCCCCATAAGGAGAATATATAAATGGCAACAAGAATGCAACAGCGCAGAGGTACTGCAGCACAATGGACGGCTGCAAACCCAATTCTAGCAGCAGGTGAAATCGGTTTTGAAACTGACACAAATAAATTTAAAATGGGTAATGGTTCATCTACATGGGGCAACCTGCAGTATTTTGCTAACGCAGCAGACCTTATTGACGGTGCTCCAGAACTTCTAAACACTCTTAATGAATTAGCAGGAGCACTTGGCGATGATCCACAGTTCTTTGCAACAATCGGAGGAACCGTTTCAGATCACGTAAATGCCTCAACGATGATTCACGGCATTGCAGATGTTGCTGCTCTAGCACTTCAGAGTGATGTTCAGTCAGCAAGAAATGACGCTTCTGGAGCACTTTCAACACACGCTTCAGACACAACTTTGGTTCATGGTATTGATAACACAGCAAACCTAGCACTTAAGTCAGAAGTTCAATCAGCAAGAGACGATGCTTCTGGAGCGCTTTCAACACACAGCGCAGATACAACTTCAGTACACGGAATTGCAGATACATCTCTTCTTGTAACAACAACTGATTTGTCTACACACAGTTCTGATGGAATAGATGTACACGGAATTGCAGATACATCTGTACTTGTTACAGAATCAGATCTTTCAGCACACAATCTAGAGACAGAAAATGTACACGGTATTCCAGATACATCTGTCCTTGTTACACAATTAGATCTTTCAGGCGCACTTGCAGAAGCAACTGTAGATCAGGAAGCACTTGCAGGAACTGGAATTGACTGGAACTCTGTTGATCAGAGATTTGATATTAGTTCAACAATTGCAACTAAGACATATGCAGACGATGCAGTATCTACACACAACTCAGATACAACATCAGTACACGGCATTGCAGACACTTCGCTTCTTGCAACAAAGTCTTATGCAGATGATGCAGAAGCAGATGCAATTACTGCAGCAGGATTAGCAGCAGACTCCAAGGTAGCAACAGCAGTAGCAGCACTTACAAAGTCTTCAGTAGGCCTTGGCAATGTTGACAATACTTCAGATGCAAACAAGCCAGTTTCAACTGCGACACAAACAGCCCTTGATGCAAAGGCATCACTTGCAGGAGCAACATTTACAGGTAACGTAGAGGTTGACGGAAACCTTGTAGTAGACGGAGACTTTACAGTTAACGGAACTAACTTCTCAGCATCAGCAACATCTATCACAATTGAAGATAACTTGTTGCAACTTTCTCACCTAAACCCAGCAAACACTGTAGACCTTGGTATTGTAGTTGCATACAACGATGGTGCAGCAAAGCACTCAGGTATTGTTAGAGATGTTTCTGCAAACAAGTGGAAGTTGTTCAAGGGCGTTACATCAGAGCCATCAACAACAGTTGATTTTACACAAGGATCCTTAGATGATCTACAGGTTGCAGCACTTGAGGCAACAACTGTAACAGCATCATCTGGTGTAGTCTTCTCAGACGGAACACAGACAAAGGAAGGCGTTCCTTCACGGACACCAATTGTTCAGAAGACTGCATCATATGCACTTTCAACATTAACACACAGAGATTCAATGATTGAGGTTTCATCAACAAATGCAACAACAATTACAATTCCTCTAGATTCAACAGTAGACTATCCAATTGGAACTACCATTGATATTCTTCAGACTAACACAGGACAGGTTACAATCGCACCAGTTTCTGGTTCAGTTACAGTAAATGCAACACCAGGTCTAAAGTTAAGAACCAGATGGTCTTCTGCAACTCTTATGAAGAGAGCAGCAAACACATGGGTTGTCTACGGCGATCTAACAGCGTAATACAAAATTCAATAAGAAATTAGGAGATACAAATGGCAGCAGGTAAGAAAATAGGTAAAAAGGCCCAAGCGTCAAATGACTTTTTGGAGCCATTAAAGCCAACAGGTGTTACTGGAACAGATGTAGGAACTGGTAGAGCATTTAATAATGGTGCAGTTTCTGTAGCGTTTTCATTACCAGAACTCTCACCTGCTGCTACCTCCTTTACAGTAACAGCAAGCACAGGACAAACAGCAACTGGAGCATCATCTCCAATTACTGTAACTGGTATTGCTTCATCTGCAACACCAACATTTACAGTAACGGCGACTAATGCTGCTGGAACTTCTGCTGCTTCTGATGCTTCATCTGCTGTAACAGTAACAACCGTACCAGCAACACCAAGTGCCCCAACAGCAACAGCAGGGGTTGATCAAGACACAGTTTCCTGGACAGCACCAGTAAACGGCGGAAAATCAATTACTGGATATCGATGGACATCGTCAGATGGAAAGACTGGAACAACTGCTTCCCTTTCTGTTTCTGTTCCTCAAGAAGCAAATACAGCACAGACATATACAGTTGTAGCAATTAATGCAAACGGAGATTCATCAGCATCTCCAGCATCTAATAACGTAACCACTATTGCTCCGTTCTTCCCATTCTTCCCGCCATTTTTCCCTCCATTCTTCCCACCGTTCTTCCCACCATTCTTCCCGTTCTTCCCTCCATTCTTCCCACCATTCTTCCCGTTCTTCCCTCCATTCTTCCCACCATTCTTCCCGTTCTTCCCTCCATTCTTCCCGTTCTTCCCATTCTTCCCGTTCTTCCCACCGTTCTTCCCATTCTTCCCATTCTTCCCACCGTTCTTCCCGTTCTTCCCATTCTTCCCGTTCTTCCCACCGTTCTTCCCAAGTTTTGGGCCGTTCTTCGGTGGAGGTAAGTGGGATCCACAACTCGGATAACATAAAATAATAAAGGTATACCACATCATAAATTTGGTGTGGTATACTTTTATTTGTAGAGAGTAATAGGGAGAAAATTATGAATACATATGATGAAAATGAAACCCCATGGTTCACTAAGGATAGGTCAGAAACAACAATAAACAGATATCCATCAAAAACTATTGGTAACAATATTTTAGTTGAAAACCCAGCGCTAGGAATTAACCTATATAGGAATGTTTTTTCAAAAGAGGATTCTGAAAGATATATAAATACTCTTGAGTCAAACTTGGGCGGTAATGGAAAATATAAATGGTCAGAGGCAAAGGTAACTAACTCTGATGTTCCAATTAAAAAGGCTAGAGACGCTGTAGATTTTAAATATAAACAAGAAAACTTGGGGCCAAGAGATGAGCATAATTCTGAACTTATTGATCTACACGAAGAGATCTATCAAAAGTTAAAATTTTGTGTTGACGATTATGCACGTTACTGGGGAATTAATGTAGTTTATTATGAGGCATTTAACTTTGTAAAGTATGAAGGAGAAGGAACACACTTCAATATACATGCAGACCATGGTCCAATGTATAACTGCACCGTATCTGCTGTAATATATATAAACGAGGACTATGATGGTGGAGAAATTAAGTTTCCAAGAATGGATAACTATACACATTCTCCCAAAATAGGAGACATTATTCTTTGTCCTTCAAATTACATTTATGAACATGCTTCCTTACCAATGAAAAAAGGAACCAAGTATTGTGTTGTGGTAATGACAGATATTAATGAACTAGGACACAAGTAGTGTCTTTAGTTGCAATATTTAGATCATTTAGGCCATGGCTAAATAAGGATAGTCTTTCTGTTCCAGGACCAACCCAGGCTGTAATTCCCGAATGGTATAAGGAAGCAGATAGGTTTGCAAAAATGCCAAATGGAGATTACTATAAAGCAACAAAAGAAATCTGCCCAGTTGCAAAAGAAGGCACAAAAGATGACTACGGAAAGATTCCAACATGGAAAGCATGTCCTGCAATCATGGATGCATTTTCAACTGGTTATGTTTTTAAGACTCCCTGCGATTTGACTTTTTTTAAAGATGCATATGGAAACATTAATGTCAAGGTTGAAGATCCAAGACATAAAGATTTTTGTACTCAAAGACCACCAATGCCACAGTTTGAGCATCCACTCGGATACTATAGATATCACTTTGCATGGTCTGCTGACTGGGGATTAGAATTGCCAGAAGGATACAGTGCTTTGTTTATGACACCAATGAATAGATTTGATCTTCCATTTTTAAATACTACTGGAGTAGTTGATTCAGACAAAGTTCATCTTCTTGGAAGTTTTCCATTTTTTATTGCTGAAGGATGGGAAGGAACACTTCCAGCAGGTACACCATATCTTCAGATTCTTCCTTTTAAAAGAGAAAACTGGGATCACGAAATAGAAATTTTAGATCAGTCTAAAATTTATGATAAAATGGTTAAGAACATGGAGTTTTACCGTCAGCCAGATGGCGGGGTATACAAAAATAAAGTATGGTCAAGAAGAGAATATAGATAAGGAATATAAAAAATGCAAACATGGACAGAGAAAAAAGACCTTGGAAATGGCATATATCTTTACAAGAATGTCATTAAAAAAGAGTTTGACGTAATAAACAGGATTGAAGATGCAATTGGCTCAGTTGCTGAATATGGAAAGTTGTCTCCAGAAGGAAACAAGTATCACTGGATGCCAGCATATGTAGGATACCAGCAATTAATGCCAGACTATAGAGATTGTGTTGACTTTAAGTATAAGAAGTCAGACATAGAGCATGATCCTAGTGAAGAGTCTCTGAAGTTACAGTCTCTTTGGCAAGATATATATGATGCACAGTTTGAAGCGGTTGAAGATTATAGAAAAAATCACAACATTATGCCACTAAAGTATTGGGAGGCTTTTAACTTTATCAAGTATGGTCCAGGACAGCACTTCAAAGAACACCACGATCACGGATACTCATACAACTGTACAGTTTCTCTTGTTGCATATGTTAATGACGACTACGAGGGCGGAGAACTTTTCTTTAGGTTGCAGGGTTTAAATATTAAACCAGAGGCTGGAGATCTTTTTATATTTCCATCTAATTTTATGTATCCTCATCAAGCAATGCCAGTACACTCAGGAACAAAATATTCTATTGTTACAATGCTTGACTATAGCAAAAAGTTTCACACACCAGACATGTACGATCCAAAGTGGGATAACGAGTAATGTTTGATATCTCAGTAGAAAAAATGAATGGTGCACCATTTAATATTGCACCAATGTCTATAAAAAGAGATTGGATGGACAACACATCAGAAGGTCACGCATATAGATGTTTTCCAGTAACACAGTCAAACGTTGTTGGGTGGAGCATTTTTTGTAAAGAAGATATAGAGTTCTTGTGGGATGGCATCAATGATCAGAGTCAAGATCATATTAACATAATATCTGCACCAGAAGGGTCGTATTCTGGAAGAGGTCAATCATCTATTAGTTTTAACACTGGCTTAGTATTTAGAACAGATCAAAATGTTAGCCTTTTTACTATTAATCCAGTCAACTACTTTAATGATGATTTTGAAACAATGTCAAACCTAATTAGTACATCATTTTATGACAATCCGTTGCCACTAGCAATAAAGGCAAAGTCTGCAAACAAGAATGTAGTAATAAAAGCAGGTACGCCATTAGCAACAATCATACCAATATCATTGTCAGAACTGAACAATACATCTATAGATGTTGTTAACTATAAAGATGATGATAGAAAAAGAATAGAAGCCAACATATCATATGGAGAGGCAGCACAGGTACTTAACTCTTCTGGAGAGTGGACAGACTGGTATAGAAATGCAGTCAATGAAAAACAAGAGTCTTTGGGTTCTCATGAAGTTAAGACTCTAAAACTTAGCGTAAAGGATAATACTGGTCAACAATGAGCGAATTAAATATAACTCATGATGATATGGTTAACGATTATGTTAAAAATGCTAAAGAGGGTAAGGTTGGTCACTATATGATAACTGTGTCTAGAGATGGAGAGTCTCCAGTAAGATCAATAATCTCTTTTGATAATGTTGAGCAGGCGCTAGAAGGATATGAAATGTATCAAGATGCAGGATTTGCTAAAGACTATCTTACTGTATCCTTGTATCAGCCATCTGGGAATACTCTTACAAAAGTTTTAAAAAGAAACCACGCTGGAGATCCATCTTTTGTTAGGCAAAACTATATTGATACTGTTGAGGCACTACATACACTAAAGCATAAACTTACAAAAGAAGATTATGAGGATGTGTGTATTAAGATAGTGACATCTTTTGCAAAAGATAACTGGAGATTCAACATAGAAAGATTTTTAAAACAACTAGAAATAGAGAGGGAATTGTAGGGACAAGATCCTATGATATAATCAAATTATGGAAAATATAAATGCCTCTGTTGTAGTAAGAAAGCCATCTATGACCCCTTCTGGATGGTTTGGAAGCAGCAAAGATATGATAGTTGAGTTAGAAAACTTTATGACTCAAGAGGAAATAGACTTTTTAGAAAAGGCTGCAAAGTCTTTAACCATTTGGGATGTAACAGAAAGCCATGTAAATGAAAATGGTACAGTTGTTTATGACTCAGACTACTGGAAAGACAGGGTTGCAACTAGCCCAACTCTAGACAAGAATGATCCAGCCATTGCCCCAGTTATTGCGGGATTGTTTCAAAGATTAAAGCCAATCGTTGAAGAGTTCTATAAGGTTGAGGTTATACCAACAGGAACAACAATTGTAAAATGGCTACCAGGGCAGTTCCAAAAGCCACACGCAGATAAAGAACTTCATGAAGGTCCAGATGCAGGACTTCCTAATGACTTTCCAAATTATGATCTATCAAGTTTATTTTATCTTAATGATGATTACGAGGGTGGGGAGTTGTACTTTCCTCTTCAGGGTGTTCAGTTTAAGCCTAAGAAGGGTGCAGCGTATTTCTTCCCTGGAGACAAGAATTATATCCATGGCGTAACAGAGATAAAAAGTGGTCTTAGATTTACCTGCCCATTTTTTTGGGAAATTGTTAAGCATACTGGTGACAGACAGCCATGATAAATGAAGAGTTTCATTTTGTAGAAATATACCCAAATATTATTGTTTATAAAAATGTTTTTAATGATCCAGCAAGGATGTATAGTATTATAAAAAATTCTTCAGAGGTTGAAGGCGATCAAGTTTTTGGAGAGTGGTCCGAGTGGTCTATGTTTGGAAAATACATTAATTATCCAGCAGGAGAACATTTTAATAGAGACTGGAGTTATGAAAACCTGCAGACTATAGAAACTTACAATCAAATACAAGAAGATCAGAAATACTTTTTGTTAGAGTTGGCAAAAGGTTTTGATAAGGTTACAGATCATTATATTTCAAAATTTGGAAAAGATTTTGATTTTGACAAAACAAAAAATATAGAAACCAAAGATGGAGATTCTATCCTTTTATGGAGAATGTATGGTCCATCAATCTGTAAGTATCATAAAAATATAGAAGACATAATGTCTATGACGTATCATTCTGACTTTATAAGAGAGCCAATTCCTAGCCCAGGATATAAATTTGCTATAACAGCAAATGCATATTTCAATGAAGACTATGTTGGTGGAGAGATTGACTTTTTTGTAAATGGAGAACTTATAAAATATAAGCCAGAAGCAGGAGACTGGCTAGTATTTCCTTCTGGACACCCAGAGGTATTAAGGAAGGGGGATACTGTGTATCTTCATGGAGTCTTTCCTTCCTATGAAAATGAGAAGTATTTTGCAAGAATGTATTGGAGAAAGTACAGCCTAGGTAGTCAAGAATGGTTTGACAAAGAAAAAGAATTTGGGAAAGATGTCTGGGCAAGCATGCAAAATGACATAATTCAGGAGTACAATAAGATAATACCAAATAGATTTGAAATACCAGAAGGAGTGAGAGTAAGATGAATCTAGAAAACAAAAAAAGAATAACAAAAGATATAGTTGTTTACGAAAACTTTATTGATGCAGACACTGCTGCTAAACTTGTAAAGGTTTTAGATAAGCATGCAGAACTTGGACTGATTACTTGGATGCCAATATCTTTTTATGAGTCTTACTCTTCAGTATTGCCACAAGACAATGATGAACATGTAGAAAATGAAGGGTTGCCAAGCGACATATTTTCACAAATGAAGCAAGGCATTATTAATGCTGTTGCAAGCGTTCACGACCTTGACCCAAAGATAATTTCTCAAATTGGATACCACACACAAAAGTGGGAGCCAGGAGCGTATGCAAGAAAGCATTCAGATAACACAGACGAACACGGTAACTCTGGCGCTTTTACACGAAGTAGATACGCAGCATTTTTGTATTTGAACGATGACTTTGAGGGAGGAATGTTGCAGTTCCCAGATCAAGATATAGATATACAGCCTAAAGTTGGAATGCTTGCTGCATTTGACGGTGGATTTAACAATATGCACGAAGTAACACTGATAACAAGTGGAGTAAGATACACTGTAGGTTCGTTCTGGGATGACAGAGAAGAAGATGCTTATCCACAAGAGTTAAGAGATGCATGGGCTGAAGAGATGAAAGAAACAAGAGCCAAGCAAGAAATTGAAAGAGCAGAGTGGCAAGAGTTGCTAAAGCAGGGATGGAAACTAGATGCCGATGGTAATAAGTACAAAGTAGGTGATCTATAAATGGAAGTTTTTTTAAAAAAAGAATTTGAAGATGCTGGATATGATGTTGAAGTTTTTCATGATCATGTTTTGTTTGTAAAAGACTTTTTAGAAGAAGAAGAACTTCAGGAAATTTTAGAAATAATTGAAACAACCGATAACGAGGATTGGTCTATTGAGTATACTAAAAATCTTTCTAGATTTTGCATGGAAAAATTTGGAAGAGACGATGTAGAGAATTTAGTGGCAGAAGGAAAGTTTGAAATCACGGTAGGCTGGGAAGATAAAAATTTAGATATAACTAATAGAAAGATAAGCGTTACCCTAAATAATAGACTTTCGAAGTTGCTTGAATTAGCAGACCCATCCCTAGAACTCGGTGGATTTGGAACTATGCAAAGAATGCAGCCAGGTGTTCAGTTAAAATCACATACAGACCAGCATACAGACCCATCTATTAGATATGCTGCTATACTTTATATTAATGACGACTATAAAGACGGAACGTTGTTCTTCCAAAACAAAGAAGACTCAGATCTAAGGCCAAAACCAGGAACCTTGCTTGTTTTTCCAGGAAACGAAGAGTACGAGCATGGCGTTAGGACTGTTGGAGAGGGACCTATTAGATATGTAACTGTAGGCTTTATGAAGGTCACAGGGTTTTATGAAAAAAATAAATACTAAGGAGATACAAAATGGACAGAGAAATACTTGAGGAAAAGGTTTACTATTACACAAACGTAATTGAAGACCCCAAAAAACTTGTTGAGGCAATTGAAAATGATAATAAAGACCCTTGGGGCGAGTGGATGGCCTGCAGTGGTCAGCACTACGTTTATGGAACAGACAAAACTATTTCTTTAACATCAGAAACAGATGAAAAGAATAAGTATATTTACGATACTTTGCAAAAGGCATTTGATGATGTAGCAAGAGATTATGCTAAGGCTCAAGGAATAGTGGATGAGCCAAAGTTATTTCCTCAATACCCAATTAAAAAGTATCAGCCAGGAACATTTATGGGAGCACACTTTGATCAGCAAGAGGGTGACGAAAGACTTAAGGTTTCTTTTGTTATGTATCTTAACGATGACTACGAAGGCGGAGAGATATCTTTCACTATAGCATCACCAGACGGTGTATTGAGTCAGGCTAGTCCAGAGTCAGATTTTGCAGAAGCAGAAAAAAATGGTAACTATACTTTTGCTGTAAAGCCAAAAGCAGGAAGCATTATCGTGTTTCCCCCATCACCACCTTACCACCACACAGCGCACCTAGTAAAGAGTGGTGAAAAGATTATGGTTCCGCAGCACTGGATTCATTAATTTTGTTTTTCACTTTTGGTCTGATATTTATAGTTAGAGGGTGGTCGTGTTAACAAATAAAATTGAGTTTATGCCATTGCCAACAAAAGGTTTTGAGTATAATTTTCCATATCCAACTTCTGCACAAGAGAAATCACCTACCTGGTATAAAGATCAGCCCTCTTCTTTTAGCAAAGAAGATGAAGACAGAAATTTAAACTTAACTGTAAAAAAATGTTTGCCATTTTTTGATGCAATGACTATGGGATATTTGTTAAGGATGCCAGTTGATCTTTATATAAATACTAAAAATAAAAAAGTTGAGTGGAGTATCTCAGAAGAGTTTTCTCTTATTAAAGATATAATGATTAACTGGCACTCTTCAGAACATATATCTCACTATCCATCTAAGTCTAATTTTTATGTAGATGATCTACTTAGGATTAATCCAATGTGGATGACCAGAACTCCGAAAGGATATAGTTCATTCTTTACATCGCCAATCCATCAGTCAAATATCCCTATTAAAGCAATAGAGGCAGTAGTGGATACAGACAAGTTTTTAACTGCTGGATTAAATTCATTCTTTTTAGAAAAAGATTTTGATGGTGTGATAAAGCAGGGTACTCCAATACTTCAAGTAATACCATTTAAAAGAGATTCTTGGGAAATGGATATTAATATGCATAATGATCCAGATGCTATATCTGCTCAAAGAAAAAAGGGAGCAGGGCTATATCCAAATGCATATCGTAAGTGGGCTTGGGAAAAAAAGAATTTTAACTAGTTATAAACATTAACAATAGGGTGAGAGTTTTGCTTTTTTTAAAACTCTGCTATACTTAACACTATTCCGTTTTAGAAAGGACGAAACGCATGTCAGATTTTTTTAGTTTTAAACTTCCAGAGGATTTCGTAGAAAAGTACAAATCACAAGAGAGTCCATTTGGTTTTAAAGATGCAGCAGAAAATTCACTTGGAGAAATTACTTTTATTCGTACATATTCTCGTATGAAGGAAGATGGAACTAAGGAAAGATGGCATGAGGTTTGTCGTCGTGTAATCGAGGGTATGTATTCAGTACAGAAGAATCATGCTAAGGAAAACCGTTTGCCATGGAATGACTATAAGGCTCAGAAGTCTGCACAAGAAGCATTCCAAAGAATGTTTGAATTAAAGTGGACTCCACCAGGACGAGGTATGTGGGCATTTGGAACTCCTATGACTATGGAGAAGAAGAACTCAGCAGCACTACAGAACTGTGCCATGGTATCTACAAAGGACCTTGACAAAAATGATCCAGGGGCCCTATTTGCTTGGGTTATGGATGCACTGATGCTTGGTATTGGTGTAGGGTTTGACACTGTAGGACAGGATAAGAATTTTGTAATCTATACCCCAACAGAGCCAGAGCAGATCTTCGAAATCCCAGACACTCGTGAAGGGTGGGTAGAGTCAGTTAGACTTCTCATTAATTCATATCTCAGATCAAACCAGAGTATTCAGAAGTTTAACTATGATTTGATCAGACCTCTTGGAGCACCTATTAAGGGCTTTGGAGGCGTTGCATCAGGACCTGCACCTCTTATCAAGTTGCACGACCAGATAGACCGTGTAATCGGCTCCAGAGGCGGAGAAACACTAGACTCTCGTGCTATCGTAGACCTTGTAAACCTAATTGGTACCTGTGTGGTATCAGGCAATGTTCGTAGATCAGCAACACTTGCTTTGGGAAATGCTGGAGATGACACATTCATGAATCTAAAGAATTCAGAGATGTTCCCAGAGCGTAACTCATTTGATCCAGAAAATCCAGGCTGGGCTTGGATGTCTAACAATTCTATTTCAGCAGAAGTAGGAACAAAGTACGAAGACTATGTAGATTTAATTACGGAAAACGGAGAACCAGGTTTTATCTGGCTTGATGTTGCTCGTAATTATGGACGACTAAAGGATGCGCCAGACGGTAAGGATTATCGTGTGATGGGATTTAACCCATGTGCGGAGCAGCCATTGGAATCATACGAACTATGTACACTTGTAGAAGTGCACTTAAATCGTCATGAATCCAAGGAAGACTTCCTGCGTACCCTGAAGTTTGCATATCTTTATGGAAAGACTGTAACACTTGTTCCAACACACTGGCCACAAACAAACGGTATCATGCAACGCAATCGTCGCATTGGTACATCTCTAACAGGTATTGCATCATTTGCAGATCAAAAGGGTTTGCCAATTGTTCGTGAGTGGATGGATGAAGGATACAACAAGATTCGTCACTACGATCACCAGTATTCAGAATGGCTTTGTGTTCG